ATTAGGAATGGGTTTATCTTTTAAATATGTATAACGACCAGGAGCACTAGGGTTTACAGGCTGACCTCCCCTGGGTGCAATTGGAACATTTGTCACACCTGAACCTGCTTTTCTAGCAAACTCTTTACTTGCTTTATCTAAAACTTGTTGACGAATGGGGCCAGCGAATGGAGCAGCTGCTGCATCATCTAAAGCACCTAAAGCACTTGTCGGAACGTTCTGAAAACCTGCTCCTCGGAACTGAGGAGGTAAAGCACGGCCAAGAGTATCTGAAGCGCTTTGAGCTAAACCTTGATATGTTTTTGGATTAGTAACAGGATCAAGTAAAGACGCAGGTGCAAACCTTGGTTGAGGAATGAACCGCTTTCCAGTTTGACCTAGTGTCCTAATTAATCTACCAGCGAGTCCGTACATGATCAGCGATGGGTAATGTTGAGATAGATATTTGCACCGACCGCTGTATCAGCGGGGCCAGGTAAAGCTTGAATAAATTCAGCTCCAGAACGCTCAAAACGATAACGTGCCTGAAAAGGATCTTTGTAGTTTGCAACGTAGAGGATCTGTGCAAGACGATTCGTCTCATACAGATAAACTTCGTCCCATACCTTCAAAGCTTCTTTGACACTGCTGGAACGAATCGTACGATCAACGTCACCAACAATACCTTCAACTCGGGTGCTAGGAGGCTGGAAGCCATCTTCAAAAGATGCTAACTGAGTTTTACGCTCAGCAGCATCACAACGATTGATCTGATAAATAATCTTGTCGTTGAAAGTTGAATCCGGAACCGAATTCATTGCTTCTTCTAGCCGTGCATAATCACCTGCTGGGACACTAACAACGTAGTAACCCAAGTGATATCTAATGCGGCTTTTATTAAATTCTGATAGCTGCACAGCGCACCGTCATTATTTGTTTATTATAATCTGCACAAATAAAGAAAGCCCCGAAGGGCTTTCAATCAAATACGAATTAAATCAGCTGCAAATACTGAATCCCAATCAACACGAGGAATTTGCCTTAACTGCTCCAGACTGTTGAATCTTTCGCCTGACAAAGAAAGTTGTAAATCCTTAATATCCTTAGCGGTCTTAAGGCCAACTCCTTTGATGTGATCAGCAATCATTTGAGCGGTAGCACCATTGATATTCAGTCGAGTATCAGTTGGAAACTTACGTGGCTCATCTCCTTTTGCAACATCTTTAACTTGAAGTGTTTTAACTTTCTTCGTTGCTTCAGGATCCTCAATAATCTCGGTTTTATAAACAGTAAAGACGCGTCCGTCTTGGTCTTCAACCATTAACCAATCGCCGTCATCCCATTCTGTAACAACCTTAATTCTTGCCTTGGTTTTCTTGTGCTGATAAAGCATAGGGACCAGCTATTTATTCACTGGTCCCATATTACTCTAATTAACTATCAATAGCTATTGATAATCAGGAGACAACCTTGTAAGGAAGGTATTGCTCCATGTCGTCATATTCAACTGCCACGTCAGGGCGGATGAAGCAGACTTCACACAGGATGTAACCGAAACGACCAGCGTCCTTGTCAGCGTCGGAGATAGCCCAACCACCATTCAAAGAAGTGGAGTTAGTAGCTGCCTTGGAGTAGACGCGGAACTCTTGGTTCGCGGTGTAAGGCTTGTACAGCATTGCTGCCGTCAGAGTAGTAGCAGTCTGGAAAGGATTGGTACCCAGAGCACCAGTACCAGCTGCAATGTTGCTACCACCAGCGGTAAGGTTTGCACCTTCAACCACACCTGAGAAGCTCACAGGAGCGGAAGCGGTACCAGGACCGAAACCAATCACCTGGGTAGCACCAGAGGTGGTTAAACCGTCTTCTGCAACACGACCATCGCCCCAGCCTTGGGCCACGGAGACAGCAGTGCGATAGACGTAAGCAGGACGCTCGGTATCAGCCGTCACCACCAGACCGGTGATGTCGGTGCGGGTGTCATCATTCTTGTAAGGGGAAGGAATGGTGACGCGAGAAACCTGCGTATAACCGTCGCCAGTGGCGGTGGTGACTTTGACGTAGCCACGCAGTTGATAAAACTGCCAACCGGGGTTAGCCAGCACAGAAGTGGGGCCTGCCACGGAGGCATCATTAGAACCACTATCGTTGGTATCAATATTTTTGTACCAACCATTCAGGGGCTCGGTCATGTCCCCCGGATAGATTTTCTTAGCAGATAAGTATGCCATCGATTGCATCCTCGTTTATGGTTTACGTTTTAAATTAATCAGATAACGCCATCGTCAGAGACGAAACTGAAAGCAGTGGTGATGAAATCTTTGTTCAAAACTTCGAAGCCAGCATAGAGCTGCCAAATAAGAATGATGAATCGTGAGAAGTCATCGTTGTTGTTAATTAACACTTGAGCGTTCGGGCCGCCGATGCCAACACCAACAGACTGAGGACCGAAGAAATAGCCTTGGGCAACTTCTTCAGAAGCATAAGCACTACCACCATCGAAGGAAGCAGTAACGTTCTTAGTCGGGAAGTTGGTTGACTCGAAGAACTTGACGCCTTCAAATTGAACGCCAGTCGGCATCACAGGCTCACCAGCCAGGAAGTAGCCCTGACCAGCTTGGGGACCCATGTAGAAGCTGGTGTTGTTAGGCATCATGGGGTTAGCCATGTACATGCCTTGACCAGGGTTGCCGCTGTAGCGGGCGATCTCACGGAAGTCATCGTCACGACGCAGATGCATCATGAAAACGGGATCGCAGATGCAACGATACAGACCATCAGCGAAGGTCGGCACGTTGCGCTTACGCAGATCCTTGACAACTTCGAGAAGGTCAGTGCGGACAGAGAACTGCTGAACTTGTGCAGCGTAATCAATAGTGCTATAGGAAACACGGCCTTGGGAATCCTTGGCTTTGTCACCAGCGAAGTAGTAGCCACCCTGGGTGGATGAAGCTTGGCCCTGGGCCTCAGCTTTAGCGAGTTCGTCAATGAAGACGCGGTCACGCCAGCGGCGGTAGTCATCCAGCAGCGTTAAGCTACCGATTGACTGGTGGAACATGTTAAGGTTGCCGGTGTCCAGCAGCAGGCGCTGCGCGGTGACCAAGGTCTCGCGAGCGATTTTGAAAGTGCTGGGCTGGGTAGGATCAGACGGATCCGCAGGACCGGTGTATTCCTTCAGCACAACAAGCACCTTCTCCTTGGTGATGTTGCGGCTGTTAGCAGTACCAATAGTCTGGTCAGACACGCGCTCGCGGCTGTCCTTAGTTCCAGGGGTTCCCCAGAACTTGTAGCGATCGAGCTGCACGGTTTGACCGGGCTGGGAAGTGAAGTCGTGGACGACCACGGGCTCCACAGCCATTTCGCAAATATATGCAGGGTGCGGACGGTAAAGCTCCGCGCCTAAAATCTTAGGAAAGTCGTTGTCTAAAAACACTTTCTTTTATCCTCCAGTGTCTCGGGTAAAATTTGTCGGGACGAAAGATTAGAACTAGAGTCCTATCTAAATAAAAGTTTAGCAGTCTTAAATATATTGAGTGTTAATCAATACATTGGCATATAACCACCACCTTGCATACTCACGCGTGAGTTAGTGGTATTACTTGAACCAGGTGATTCGGGATCAATACCAAGGCCAGCCATATTACCAATGTTGGCAACACCACCGCCTACCATGCCACCTAAACCAGTAGCAAGACCTAAACCACCAACAGCAGCAGCAGTATTAGTTAAAGCTTGTGTACCACGGATACCCATGGCAGCTGCTTTAGCAGCATCTTCTTGTGATACTCCTGCATCCATTAAACCACGTACACCAGTTGCACGGGCTTGTGCAGTAGCACGTTCACGTTCTCCCATAGGAGACTGAACGCCTCGCAACTCATCAGTAAAGTTACGACCTGCAGCGGTAGCACGTTGTGCAGAACGTGCATAAACTGCTGGCAACATACGGCCAACACCTGCACCTAAAGCGCCAGCACCAAGAGCTTCTAGAGCCTGGCGACCAGCGCTTTTATCTTCTCCTTGATTACCAAGTAAAGAGGCCCCGGCAGCGATACCGCCGCCGAGAGCCATAGATGCTGCAGGGTTTGCCATTAATTGTGCATATTTACCTGCAATCATTGGATCACTCCATAACAAACAGTTTGTTAGACATCGTCTGAGGAGATGCCTGGTTAATCACACGCCAAGCCTGGGTGGGATCAACTTCCATTTGCTGCTTAAAGGAACCCCAGAAATCTTGGGGAGCCTGAGGAGCTTGGGCCTGAGGGGGAGCAGGCATGCCAGCAATTTGCTGACCAGCAATCTGCTGAGTCGGATAACCAGGGGTTTCCAGTTCAGCTTCGTTTTCATACACCGGGCAAGGACCGTTAGGGCCGAAATACTCCAGGGTGTAATCAGACAGAACGTCAGGGTTGGTCAGGATTTCGTTGTAAGCCAGATTTTCGCGGTGCTCATTGACAGCGAAATCTGCATAACCCATCAGAGTGTCGGTAGCTTCATGCCCCCAGGACACGGCGCTATCAAGCATTCCCTCAAGGTTGAGAGCGTACTGATTCAAAATAGCGGGTGCTTCGGTGCCATAATTGGCGACCACCATACGGCTCTCAGGACTCCAGTCCAGCAGATTCGCCACGTCCTCTAAGGAGTTGATCGAGGAAGTTTGGGAAGAGCTGGGCGATGAGGTCTGGCTTGTTTGCCAAGTCTGCTGAGCCGATTGTGCCAAGGTCGGATCCAGGGCCGGAGCCTGTGAGCCCCAGTTTGCCTGGGAATACTGAGTCGGAGCCTGAACCGGGGCCTGTGATGGTTGACCCTGGAACGGGGATTGCACCGGACTGCCCAGCAGATTCACCACCTTGTTGAATGCTGACTCCCATGGATTCCCCTGAGTCGCTTCCTGGGATTGGGGGGCGAATTGAGACGGGTTCGATTGGTAACTGGTAGTTCCCTGAGGTGCCGTCTGAGGTACTGCCTGGGGGTAGTACGTCCCCACTGGTGCCTGCGTCTGCGGGGCTGCCGGAGCCGGAGCTGCCGGTGCTGCCGCCACGTAATTGCTTGGTGCCACTGACTGGGGGTTCGTCTGTGGGATCGATTGGACGGTAGCGTCCTGCATAACTCATCTCCTTTTGTAACGCTTCAAGAGTTCGATACAGATAAGGGGTTAAATCCAATCTCGGGTCAGCTGCCATAGGCAAATCTGGAGCTTGGGGATGGGGAGTCTGCATCATCCCCCCAACCAGTTTTGCAAAGCTGTTATATGCGCCTTGCAATTCATTAACCATCCTGAACGGGAAGCCCGAAAGCATTTCCGCTCTTTCCTCATCAGTTTTTGATGGGAAAAGATATTTCAGTGCTTCTATGCTATCAACACCCAATTCTTGTAAGTTTCTTACAACAATCGAATTGTTCAGGATATCCTGTGTTGATTCCTCATACACAGGACCAAGCCAACGCCAAAGCATTGACACGTCGCCATCTGGAATTAAACCGATAACGCCTGGTGGAATCATTTGAGCTTCCACACAAGCTCTCATTAAACCAGTGACACGTTGATCATATTCTTGCATTGCTGTCTTATACATTTGCACTTCTTCTTCTGAAGCACCTGGTTCCAGAGGAATAGGCTTTTCAATATTTGCTGCACGAGCCAAGGTATCTCTAAACATCTTCTCTTCTTGGAAAATGATTAATTCAAAGCAACGAGACAAGCCATGACTATAAATTGCATTTGCTTTTTTCTTACTGGTCGCTGCAACGCGACCAAATAACGATTTATATTCAGTAGCGGTGACACCAGCAGAAATTGATAATTCGTCTACGCCACCTAATGCTGTACGGATTTCTTCTCGGTATTGCCGCACAAATGCATTCTGATCACCAGAGATTGCATCAGGAACGATATAACCAACCCGGTCATTCGGTTCTAAATTTGCAATAACCCTAGGGACACGCATTTGACCATCGACTCCACGAGTAATGGGATCTTGTTTAAAGGTCGAGCGTGACATGGGGGACATGCTCTGGAAACCAGAGTTAGCCGCAATTGAAGGACGTTGGGGACCAGAGTCATTCCCTGGTTCCATTAAGTCAGTTTTGGGACGAGAAGACAGCAGCGTGGGGTTACCAAAGAACTGCAAGTTCTTCTTCATGTTTCGCACTAAATCATCGTGCGTAATAATGTGCTGTGCCAACTGATCAAACTCACCACTTCCCTCCATAGAGAAGCCCTTAGGATTATTAAAGATCTCAACACAAGGAATGAATTGAAGTTCATTAGGGAAAGTCTTGGTTCTCCCTGGTGTCATTACATTGACATTATCAAAAGACAGTTCGCCTTCAGAATGAGTTTCTTCAATAGTATCTTGTTTAATTGACAAACGAATATATCGTTTTTGTCCTGGTGTTTCATTTGCTACACCAGCCTGGGCCTGAGCAGCTGGAGTATCAATGCCACCAAGGCCGATGTCTTGATAGATACCGCCTTTATTGGTTTTTACTTTATAGCTATAGATGATGACGACTTCTTCTAGTTCACCATCGACGTTATAATAA